TCACCCACCAATCAACAGATGACTTGCGTGCAAAATTACGTGAGAAGTTCAACCGATTGCGTGAGATTGACATGCAGAACGTCCAAGACGTCGTTGCAATCGAGAATGACACCATTGATATCAATAAAGAGTTGGGTCTAACTAATGACGAGTGAAGACTTTGACTTCACGGACGAAGAAATTGAGCAGATGCTCGATAGGCTAGACGAGTTTTCCCCCGAAGAACAGGAAGAACTGCTCAAGATTGCAGACATCCTAGAGCAACGCAAGCGTGCTGCCCAGTGTCGAAACGACTTAATTGAGTTCTGTAAGCACATGGATCCCAACTATAAGGTTGGACGACACCACCGCAGACTTGCAGACCTGCTCATGAAGATGGAACGTGACGAAGAAGACCGTATTGGGGTGTCTGTACCCCCACGCCACGGTAAGTCACAGCTGGTTTCGATCTTCTTTCCTGCATGGTATCTGGGGCGCAACCCCGATAAGAAGGTGCTAATGGTCTCGCACACGGCTGATTTGGCTGTAGATTTCGGTCGCAAGGTGCGAAATATCGTCGATAACCCCATGTACAAGCAGATTTTCCCCACCGTCACACTGGCTGCGGACTCTAAAAGCGCTGGGCGTTGGAATACGAACATGGGTGGTGAGTATTTTGCCTGTGGTGTGGGTGCCGCTCTTGCTGGTCGTGGTGCGCACTTCTTAATTGTTGACGATCCGTTCTCGGAACAGGACGTACTTAACGGTAATTATGATGTGTTTGACCGTGTCTATGAGTGGTTTACGTATGGTGCGCGAACTCGTCTGATGCCACTAGGTAAAGTAGCCATTGTGCACACCAGATGGCACCCCAACGACCTGATTGGTCGGCTTGGCAAAGACATGTCACGTAGCGAGGAGACTGATCAGTATGACTTCTTCGAATTCCCTGCGATTTTTAACGAAAATACTCCAGATGAGAAGGCGCTTTGGCCTGAGTTCTACGACCTCAAAGCCTTACATAGAACAAAAGCCTCCATGCCACTATTCCAGTGGAACGCTCAGTACCAGCAAAACCCCACTGCCGAGGAAGGTGCGATAGTCAAGCGTGAATGGTGGCGCAAATGGGAAGCCGAAAGCGCTCCCGGGTGTGAATACATCATCATGACGCTCGATGCCGCTGCGGAAAAGAACAATCGGGCTGACTTTACAGCGCTCTTGACGTGGGGGGTGTTTTCCGACGAGACCAATACCCAAGGCGCGAGTCACATCATCTTGCTAAACGCAATAAATGTACGGGTTGAGTTCCCTGAGCTAAAGGAGTTGGCGCTCCGAGAGTACAAAGAGTGGCAACCAGACTCGTTCATTGTGGAAAAGAAGTCTAGCGGCACGCCCCTTTTCCAAGAGCTGCGCAGATTAGGCATACCCGTACAAGAATTCACCCCACATCGCGGAACAGGCGATAAAATCGCACGTATAAACGCAATATCAGATATATTTAGATCTGGGATGGTGTGGTATCCGGCTGGCAGGCGTTGGGCAGAAGAAGTTGTTGAGCAAGTTGCGGCCTTTCCAGCATCGGATCATGACGATATGGTTGACTGCGTGTCCATGGCGCTTGCGAGATTTCGCAACGGAGGCTTTATACGCCTTGATACCGATGCACAGGACGAGATTATGCGCCCTAGGGTTGCGGCTTACTATTAAAGGTTGAATTGAACATGGCTATTGAAAAATCACTTTACGCGGCACCCGCAGGCATCGAGCAGTTAGAAGATGACCAGACCCCGCAGCTAGAGCTTGAAATCGTAAACCCAGATATGGTGCGTCTTGACGACGGCAGCGTAGAAATTACGATCATCCCCGGGGATGAGTCCGAAGAGTTAGACGGTATACCCTTTGATGCAAACCTTGCCGAATACATCGACGACAGAGAGCTTGCTACGCTGGTGTCAGACCTCATCTCGGACTATGACAACGATATAGCAAGTCGCAAAGATTGGGAACAAGCGTATACAGACGGCATTAAGTTACTTGGTTTAAAGTATGAGGAGCGCACCGAGCCTTGGCCCGGCGCATGTGGTGTGCACTCACCGCTAATTGCAGAAGCTGCAGTGCGCTTCCAAGCAGAAGCCATAATGGAGACGTTTCCTGCATCGGGTCCTGTGCGCACACAGATCATAGGAAAGATTACACCCGAGAACACGGACGCAGCCCAGCGCGTGCAAGAGGACATGAACTATGAGTTAACCGAGGTAATGAAAGAGTACCGGTCAGAGCATGAGAAGATGCTATGGAACTTGCCTATCGCTGGATCCGCATTCAAGAAAGTCTACTTTGACCCATCACTTGGGCGTCAGGTGAGTATGTTTGTACCTGCAGAAGATGTGATTCTGCCGTACGGAACGTCCGAAATTAGCTTATGCGAGCGCATCACACACCGCATGAGAAAGACTAAGAACCAGCTACTCAAGCTGCAAGAGTCAGGGTTTTACCGCGACGACGTAGAAATTACCGATGGTCCTGTTATGCAGCCCGACGAGATCCAGAAAGCAAAGGATCAAGAGACTGGGTTTAGTGCAACATACGATGACCGCCCCCTCCTGCTTGAGATGCACGTCGAGCTTAACTTGCCGGGCTTTGAAGATAAGAACGCTGACGGTGAAGAGACTGACATTGCGCTGCCGTACGTAGTGACAATCTTAAAAGATACAAACACGATTTTGTCGGTTCGCCGTAACTGGGATCCAGAGTCAGAAGACCCACGTGCACCACGCCCCAGAGGAGTAAGTGGTGCAGCCTCGGAAGCGTATGAGCCAAAGTCGTCACGTCAGTACTTCGTGCATTACCAGTATGTGCCGGGTTTTGGATCCTATGGTTATGGCTTGATTCACTTGGTGGGTAATAGCGCCAAGAGCGCGACAAGTATTACACGTCAGTTAGTCGATGCAGGAACGCTGTCGAATTTGCCCGGTGGTATGAAGACCCGAGGCTTACGCATCAAGGGCGACGATACGCCGATTTCACCCGGGGAGTGGCGCGACGTTGATGTGAGTTCTGGTGCACTGCGTGACAACATCATGCCTCTGCCATACAAAGAGCCAAGCCAAGTGCTGTTGGGTCTGCGTGGCATCATCGTTGAAGAAGCTCAGAAGTTTGCTGCTGCACCGGATATGAAGATTAGCGACATGAGCGCTAATGCACCGGTGGGTACAACACTCGCACTGATTGAGCGTAACTTAAAAGTGATGTCGGCTGTACAAGCTCGCATGCACTTCTCGATGAAGCAAGAGTTTAAACTTCTTGCTGGACTCATCCGCGACTTCTCTCCTAGTGAGTATGGGTACGAGCCGGGCGAAGGTTCACGCCGTGATCGCAAAGAAGACTACGGATTAGTGGATGTTATTCCTGTAAGCGATCCTAACGCATCGACTCTTGCGCAACGCGTAGTGCAGTATCAAGCAGTGATTCAGCTTGCGCAGATGGCACCACAGATTTACAACTTGCCGAAACTACATCGCCAGATGTTGGAAGTGTTGAACATCAAGGATGCCGACAAGCTCGTGCCGATGGAAGATGACCAGAAGCCAACTGATCCTGTAAGTGAGAACATGAACATCTTGATGGGCAAACCCGTTAAGGCATTCCAGTTCCAAGATCACGAAGCGCACATCCGCACACACATGTCCGCGATGCAGGACCCCAAGATTGCAATGATTATGGGTCAGAACCCACAAGCTCAGATCTTGATGCAAGCAGCGAATGCTCACATCACCGAACACGTCGCTATGGCGTACCGTGAGAAGATGGAAAAGGAAATGAACATGCTTTTGCCTGATCCAGAAGCTAAACTTCCACGCGAAATCGAGTATCAGTTGTCTGGACGTATTGCTCAAGCTGCAAGCCAGCTCTTGGGTAAAAACCAAGCAGAAGCTCAAGCACAACAAAACGCGCAGATGCAGCAAGATCCGATTGTTCAGATGCAGCAAGCTGAACTGCAAATCAAAGTTAAAGAAGTCGAACTTAAAGAAAAGCAGATCATGGTTGATGCCGCAACGCAGGCTGACAAGCTGGCACTTGAGCGTGAAAAACTTAAAGCAGAAAACGAGCGCGAGGGTCTAAAGATTGGACTCAAGGCGCAGTACGACGAGAGTAAGTTAAGAGCCGATAACGAACGTGACGGCTTACGTATCGGGGCAGAGATTGCTAAGTCCCGCGAGAAGATGAAACATGAACGCCACAGACAAGACGTGGACAACATGCACCAAGCGCTGCAAAGCGAAAACAAATCTATGAAGGAGCCTAAAGAATAATGGACCTAATCGACGTTCTACGCAAAAAGCTACGTGAACGCATGAACGCCTTGGCTGATGATGTATCAACGGGGCGCTGTAAGGATTTTGGTGAGTACCAAAAACTCTGCGGGGTAATAGAGGGATTGGCCTACGCAGAGCGAGACCTGCTTGACCTCAAGCAACAACTGGAAGACCACGACAATGAGTGAAATCTTGATCGGTGCTAATCCTAACAACCCACAAGTTGTTGGGGCAGTAAACTTTTCAGCAACTGCTGAAGAGAAGGCAACACAGCTCCCCCGTCCTTCTGGATACCACATCCTGTGCGCTATCCCAGAAATCGAAAAGGAGTTTGAAAGTGGTATTGCTAAATCGGACGAGACCCTTCGTTACGAAGAGCTACTTACCACCGTACTGTTTGTAGTTGATCTTGGCCCGGACTGTTATGCCGATAAAGCACGGTTCCCAAGCGGCCCGTGGTGCAAGAAAGGCGACTTTGTTTTGGTTCGCCCTAATGCTGGTTCACGTCTGGTTATTCACGGGCGCGAGTTTCGACTCATTAACGATGATACGGTCGAGGGTGTCGTAGATGACCCACGCGGTATCCGTCGCAAATAGGAATAAACATGGATAAGAACGCATTTAAATTCCCAGACGAAGAAGATGATAAGGAAACCTTAGAGCTTGATCTGGAAATTGACGAGGATAAAGTTGAGATTGAGGTTGTAGACGACACCCCGCCACAAGATCGAGGTCGCAAGCCCTTGGATCGTGAAGTAGCGGATCCAACCGACGAAGAACTCAATGAGTACAGCAAAACAGTCCAAACACGGATGAGAGAGCTTACTCATAAGAGCCACGACGAACGCCGTAAAGCCGAAGCCTTATACCGTGAAAAGACGGAATTAGAGCGTGCGGCACAGGCACTCGCTGCGGAAAACAAGCGTTTGCAAGAGTATGTTCAGGTTGGACAGAGCGCGTACATCGACAAGTCAAAGTCTCTTGCCCAGATTGCGATGGATAACGCCAAGGCTAAATTCAAATCCGCACTGGATATTGGAGACACCGAGGCCGCTACCGCAGCGCAACAAGAGATGATGTCTGCGCAGATGGAAATGGAGCAGGTAAATAATTTTAAGCCTACCCCCTTGCGCGAACCAGAACAACCTGCGTATACTCAAGCAACATCTAATACGCAAGCACCACAAACTTCACTAGATGACAGAGTAGTTAACTGGGCGTCAAGTAATCAGTGGTTCGAGCGTCGTGGTGATGAAGATATGACAGGTTATGCGTACGGCGTGCATAACAAGCTTGTACGAGAGTATGGGCAAGAGTACACACGTACGGATGAGTATTTTAATAAAATCGATACTGCAATGCGGAAAGCCTTTCCCGAACGCTTCGATGATGTCGAAGAAGAACAGGAAGAGCGGCCCAAAAAACAGAATCGCCCTAAAACCGTTGTAGCTCCGGCGCAACGCTTCTCGGCACCGAAAAAAATTCGGTTGTCGCTTACCCAACAAAACGTAGCCAAGCGGCTGGGTATCCCGCTTGAACTTTACGCCAAAAAATTAGCTGAATTGGAGAACTCAAATGGCTGAAAATAAACTTAACCGTGAGTTAGAAACCCGTGCAACCCAACAACGCCCCCAGCAGTGGGCACCGGAGGAATTGCTTCCAGAACCCGATAAACAGGCTGGTTTCTCATATCGTTGGATTCGCGTCGCTACTAACGGTGAATCTGACCCACGCAACCTCTCTGCCAAGCTTAGGGAAGGGTGGGAACCCGTAAGGATTGAAGAACAGCCTAGGTTCCAACTGCTAATCGATCCCAATAGTCGATTCAAAGACAATATTGAGATCGGTGGGTTGTTGCTCTGCAAGACTCCTGAAGAGTTCGTTGGTCAGCGTAATGAACATTATGCGAAGCAAACACAAGCTCAAACGGAAGCTGTGGACAATAACTTGATGCGCCAAAGCGATGTGCGGATGCCACTCTTTAAAGAGAGCAAGTCTGCAACGAGCTTTGGG